AAATCGTTGAATAAACACAAAAAAAGACAGAAAAAAAATAACGGTAGACCTTGACAATAGTCCCAAATTATCCTAGTATTTAATCAGAAATAAATACAGGAGAAAAAAATGAAAGATAAGTTTAATGAAAAAATACATATCCTAGCAAGATTGTGTGTGATTGTAGATTTACTACAACATTTTTATAAAGAAAAAACAACACTTGAAAAAGAGTTAGAAAAAATAGAAGAGGATGAAAGAGAAAGTAATCACAATTAAACCAAAGGACATCTCACAGAAACAGTGGGCCAATCTCTTATTGGAATTAAATCTGATAAAGAAGGCATGGAAACCATATGGTGTTGATATGCATATATCGGCACCAGGATTGAAAAACATCATCAAATGGGGTACGAAATCCTATGGATCTAATATTATTGAGTGATGGTCTCTATACTCTAGTGTCTGTCACCAAGGAGATGATGGAAGGTATCGAGATCATGCAAGATATAGATTGCTTTGATCTCTGTGATATACTCAGATTACATCTGACCACGTATCACGAACCACCGTTTAACGTACATGTAATGAAGGATGGCAGTGGCAATTTTATTGGCTGTATCTGTAAGTAGCATACCGCTACTGATAGCTGTTCTCATGCTACGAATGTGGGATCGAGAGACACCTACTCCAAAGAGGGAAAAGAGGGAGTAGGTTATGATGATGAGATAATCTCGCCATACCATAATCCTGCCATGTTGTCAAATAGTAGGTTTCTCTGGTGTGCAATAGAACTTGATATACATATTGTATTGATTGACATCTGCCCTGCCTATCTCTCTCATCTTTTTGGCAGATTCCTCGTAACCAAACATGAGACAGTCATATTGTGTATCGAATCTATCCGGCCACTGGTACGGCTCTATGCAGGTACCCGCGATTTGTGAACAGATTAATAAACTTAACAATATTTTCATTGACAATCCTACAATTTATCCTATATTAACCCACAATATGAAAGGAACCAATCATGACAGATATGAGTAAATATAAAAATGTTTCTCTGACAAAGGAAACATACAGGGTTTTAGAAGCGTTATCAAAGGTATTATTGCCTGATGCAAAGTTATCAGTATCCAAAACGATAGAGGCTATCGCAAACGAGAAAGCAAAAAAATATAATGGTAAAATTAAAAACAAGTAGAATTGTAAAAAAGATATGTGACACCTGCCATGGCAATGGTTATGTGAGAGTAGCAACAGGTGATACAGCAATAGATTTTAGAGATAACAGTCAGGTGCATCAGTGCTGGGACTGCGATTCAGAGGGGGAGTTTTATGAGACGATTGATGTTGATCTTATCGATGACGGTGATTCTGACAAACTGCACTAAACTAGAGTTTGATGGATTTGATCCAACAACGACAGCTTTGAGGTGGGTCATAACACATGAAGGACGTTAACATAGCGTACATCGCAGGATTATTTGATGGTGAGGGAAGTATTACCTACAAACAATACATGCGCAAGAGATCCCACAACAAGAAAGCCTATCCCACCTGGTCTATAAGGATGGAGATCGCCATGACTGATAGATCTGTCCTGCTCTGGATCTATGAGTTTTTGAAGATAGGCACCGTGTCCGAAAAGAGATACAAGACAAAGTATACCGTGGGTTGGAAGAAGCAGTGGCGTTGGCGTTGTCAGTTTAGAGATGCTTTCTATTTTTCCTGTCTGATATACCCGTATTGTCATGTAAAAATGGATAAGGTACAAAAGATCATAGACCACTATTCCAATAGAAAAAGCCTAAAGTTTAATGGTAAGGTGGTCAGTCTGGAGGAATATAAGGAGGCAATGAGTCTGGAATGATGTTAAGAATATATCTGTGGATCATGGGTTGGTCTGGTGCGATCAACAGTTGGGCGTGGCGCAAGCAGGCGGCGATTGTAAGAGAGAAGAATAGAAAAGATGAGGAGGACTACCTCCGGGAGCTAAAGAAAAAATTATGACAGCAGGTTACGGACTAGGTATGTTTGGATATAGTATGATCTGTCTCGCGATAGGACTGACTATAATCTATATCGTGCTTAAAAATCTAAAATGATGGAGGATAAGGATCTATTGGAATACGAGAATATTGGTCGAAGGATCAAGCGCAACGACAAGTATAATTATGTCGATGGTCGACAGATCACGGACCAGGGATCACGGGTCTATGACGTGGCCGGTTATGTGTTGCCGAGTGTCACGACTATTTTATCACGGACCAAGGACCAGGAGTTTCTAAAAAATTGGAAGGCGAAGGTCGGCGAGAAAGAGGCTGAACGTATAAAGAATTTATCGAGTGTGAGGGGAACCGCAATGCACAAGTATCTCGAATCATATATTGAAGGAATAGGATACGAGGATTTGACAGATACGGGTCAGCAGGCGAAGTCCATGGCCGAGAAAGTTATAGAGATAGGTCTAGCTCCAGTCGATGAATACTATGGATCGGAGGTCACCATGTATTACCCAGGACTGTACGCAGGCCAGACCGATCTTGTCTGCGTGCACAATGGGAAAGATACCATAGTAGATTTTAAACAATCCAATCGTCCAAAACGAGAGGAGTGGATTGACGATTATAAATTGCAGATCGCAGCATATGCCATGGCTCATGATTATGTGCATGAATCAAGCATAGAACAGGGGGTGATAATGGTATGCACTCCTGACCTATATTATCAAGAGTTCTGTGTTTCTGGGGCTGATTTGAGGTCCTGGAAACACAAATTTCTAAAACGATTGGACATGTATCATGAACTAAAGTTTGATGAAAAAGAGAAAACAACACCAATGAAAGCGGAGGATTTTAAAAATGAATGATGATCTATTTAGAACCATGTTAAAAAGATACGAGGCTGATATAGAGGACGCCCATTACAAGATAAATTGTATAAATAACAACACAATTATCATACCAGAGCACACGGATTTGACTGGAGAGGTTGACAAATTATTACTGAAAATTTCAGAGGCTGAGGGAAAACTGGCAGGATTGAGGAAATATTGTGGCGAAAATAAGGCAACAAAATTCGACACCTAGGGTGTCGAAAGGGTGTCGGCAGGGTGTCGCAAAGGTGTCGCAAATTCGAGGTGACATGGGTTTGTTCTCTCTTTACCCCAAAAAGTTCGACACTTGCGATACCCTTGCGATACCCTTGCGATGGGGGGGGTGTCGAAAAATAAGCCTTATATACCAACGCTTATAGCTTGATTTTGGCATTTGCGATACCTTTCAGGTTTTTTTTATTTTTAGCGCATGAAAAAAAAATTTTACCCATTTAGGTGTCGAACTTTCAATTGTGGCAAGAATATGGCAACTAGACGGATTATGGTGCATGTGATAGATACGTTTCATGCCTAGGAAAAGACGAAAAAGAATCGCAACTGAAGTTGCTCCCGAGATACCTTATCCGAGAGTCAGAGTGGAGTGGATTGATTGTGTCAGTGACTCTGGCTGGGCTACCGACAAAGAGTTTGATAAGATGAAACTAGCAAAACCTGTTAACGAGGGCTGGTTATATTCAAAAGATAAAACCTCTGTTAAATTATTTGCGTCTTACGATAAAGATGATGATGGTATTACTTTTGGGGATCGGACGATGATTCCTCGTCAGTGGGTGAAGAAGATTCAGAAGTTATAGTTTTATCCGGAGCGGCTATAAGAGCGTAGTCCTCCTCTGTCTTCTTGATCTCTCTATCTAATTCCTCTTTGGTCATGTCTTCTAATTTACCTGTCAATCCTACCGTTCTGTTCCAGTATAGACCCTCGACCTGACCTCTGGATTTCTCAGCATTGTGGGCCGCGGAAAAGTTGCCTTTTTTAATTGCAAGCTCTTTGATTCGATTTAATTCTGCTATGTGGTTTAATTTGGTGACCTTATGTTTTTCTAACTTTTCTTCCTCTAATTCCTCCATGTATTGAACAACCGCCGGGTAGGTTCTAGGATTAGTAAGATCATACCCGCTTTGATAACTTCTTTTCTCAGTATAACCTGCCATTTTTGCAGCCTCTGATTTACTCAAAGGTTTTCCTGTGTTTGGGTCGCCAAATATCATGAGCTGTGCAAATCTCTTTTGCATTGATGTTAGTGATCTTTTTATTGCCATAATTGACAATTTAAAATAACTATCCTATAAAGTCAATAATGTTTGTTAAACATCTACAGGAATACTTAGATCAATTTACTGATGGTAAAAAGGGCAACGCGGTATCCAACGCCACAATCTACATGCAGGTGGGTGGACATCTGGAAGAGGTCAGAAGAATCGAAGTGCAGGAGTCAAATATAATTGGACAAAGTGCTGTCCGTGTTGTATTAAAACCTACAAGATCAAAGTTAATTATCGCGCCTAAGACTCCAGAATAGACGTCCCTAGTTATACCTTGAAACCTGAGAGAAAATTATATGAGAAAATTAAGAGAATATCTAAGGATATTCTATGGACTAGAATTGAAAACCAAAGCCTATCTGGGACTCCTGATCTACTGGGCTATAATGTTAATAGCACCTTTTTCACAATAGAGTTAAAAGTAGCTAAGGGTGATAAAGCTCGCCTGTCCCCTCATCAAGTTTCGTTTCATGTCATGCATCCCAAGAATTCTTTTGTGCTTGTGGAGTGGAAGGATAAACATTTATTATTTGAAGGCAAGCAATCGCTTGCGCTTGTAGATTCTTCGTTGTCATCGCTTGATCCTATTGTTGATTCGCTTGAAGATTGTGTGAAGTATTTGTCTAGCTTGTAGGTTTTAAATCTATTCCATCTGCCTCTAAATTATCTAACAAATTTAAACCTTCTGCAATTCCTTTAGCTACATATTTATCACTACAAAAACAAATAATATTTATTTTACCATTTTGTAGATCATATTTAACTACATTACCTTCTGCAAAATTATTACCTTCATAACTTTCTTTTGTTAGCATATCTCTTGTTATATATTGATCATCTCGTTGTGTCATTCTTGTACCACCTCTATTTCATCTACGTCTAGTGCATCACCATTTTCAAATCGTTCATCATCCCATTCATCAGTAGGTTTATTTAAAGCAATATTTTCTGCCTCTATTTCATTTTTTGCTTCAACCTCTATTTCATAAGTTGCATAAATAGTTTGACTAGCGGTTACTTTATATTTTTTCATCTATCCCCCTCTTCATCTGCATACGCTGTTATATAATCTCTAAGATTCATTTTAACTTCTACCATAGCTTGCGCCTCTGCATCTTGCTCATCAACTGCATTAAATGTTAAGTCAAAATTTTTGACCCATTCTTTATCTACTTCTAATGATACTCTATATTTTTTCATAGTTCCTCGCTTGTTCATTTAATAATTTTTCTATTTCAAGAACATCATCATCATCTTGATCTGTCCAAGTTGATCTGTTGTTTTCATAAATATCATATTTCCAACTATCAAATTTTTCTAATATTCTTTTTATATCTTTCATATTATCCCTTCTGCTCGCTTGTTAATTAAAATGTCCCTCACCCAACGGGTGATCGTCCACTATTATGATGTCGTAGTCCGGATATTCTAATTTCATTTTCCTTATGCTCTCATTCGCTATCTCGTGAATGTCAATGACTACTTGCTTGTCATCGACATTGACGGCGTGATATACTCTAACTTTTGCCATTATTCCTCATCTCCATTTTTAAATACTCGGTCATATTTGAGTACAGATTTTAATTGATATAAAGCGTCATCAATAAAACCTTCCTCATCAAAGTCAAAAAAAGTCTCATTTTCTTTTACACCCAATTCGCTTGCTCGTTCACCATCATCGTCATCATCGCTTGAGAACCCACAGATCATAACCGAGTTTTTTTTATGATAATCTAACTCTTCTTTTAATTTTTTTATCTCTTCGTCTTTTGTCATATTATCCCTTCTGCTCGCTTGTTAGTTTTACAACAGACGCTTGCGCCTGCGCCTGTTGGTTCCAGACTTTTAACCAACGATTTAACGTTGTAATAGGTGCGCTG